GGTTACGATCCAGCCGAACATTTGGCTGGGACGCCAACCGCCGAATCGACTACTTCGGCGTGATCAGGTGTTCTCGGTTCAGTGGGTGTCAGTGCCGCATCGATAGTGATGGTCGTGCCGGCGGACAAATCGGTTTTCATGCCGAGATAGATGTACGTATCCCCGGATGTGTCCAAAATGTCCTTGATGCTCTTTCCGACGTTGACGGCGATGATCCGCTTTCCAGCGGTGGCGACGCGGGCTTCGGTGATCGCGGCGATGTTGACGCAGCAAATCTCCAGCGAGGTCGTCAAGGCGGCGGCGGTTGCGGCTACCAATGACAGCTTGATGGTTCCGGTGGTGGCCGCGGCCACAACGGTGTCAACAACCCACCAGAGGTCTGTCAGGGCGGCAAAGTCGGCTGCCGTCATCTTAATGACATTGTCGCTGATGGCGTCTGCGTCCGTGAGGGCTTGCGCCACACACAATCTTCCTTTTTTGTCGAGTATCATATTGTGATTCTCCTGTATTAAATTTTTAGTGTTTACTTGTCACTCACGTTTGCCGCTGTTTGGTGTTAGGCCGCAGCGACGACGGTTTCACCGCTGCCGATGTCTCTGTTCAGTGCATCCCATCGGGCGATGATGATGTCCTTGCCGATCATCGGAAGTTCAGTGCGGTAGATGTTTTCTGCCGAGCTAAAGACGAAGGTCTTGTTGTTCTGGGCGCGTACCAGTTTGGAGTACAACCGCTCGTCACAGAACAAAATCCAGGGCGACTTCTTTTCCTCAACGTTCCGCATGTTGGCATCGTAGGTCATCAGGTTGCCGCCCTTCGGGGTGTTGATGGTGGCCGCATCAATGATGGTATTGACCAGATCGACGCCGGGGTCATCGGTTACGCCGCAGGCGACGTTGCAGATGCGTTTGACCGCCCGCTGATCCACAATGTGCAGACCCTTCTGGAGCATAAACTCAATGCAGATGTCATAGCGGTGTTCATCGCTGGATGTTCCGAGGCCGTCGACACGGTTGATGCCCATGTCTTCTTCCTGGACGCCAAGCGTCGGGTGATACTGATTGTACAAAGCATGGAATGTGTCAATGCCGGGTTTGATTAGCCAGGCGCTTCGCAGGTCACTACCGCTTCCGCCCGCACTAAAGCAGAATTTATGGTCATACGTGGTGTAGGGCTTTCGCTGTTTAATGCCCACAATGGCGCTCAGATCGGGGGTGGTCGGACCGGTCAGCATGATATTGTCCATGCCTTGGTTGATCGCCTCGATATGGCTGGCTTTGTTGGCTCGAAGCAGTGCCTGTCCCTGTTCAGGTGCGACGTTCAGGAACATGTCGCGGTTGCATTCATACGCCGAGCGGATGGTGCAGAGGGTTTCCATGACCGGCTCAAAGTCCGCCTTGCTGCCCTTCCAGCTTCCGCCCACATCGACCAGGTAACCGGTCGGCAGAGAAACGGAACGCAGACCTTTGTGGAAGGTCCCGCTGTTGGCGGGGTACGCAGGAACGAGCCGAAAAAAATCGCTGCGTTCTGCGAGGGTGTTGGCGACATTTTGGATGGCTTCGTTGCCTTTAAGCTGAAACTTTACGACATCCAGCATGCTGCCGATAATGGTGTTATCGTGTGTTGCCATAGCTTGTTTTCCTTTCCAAAAAATAGGGTTATTAAGTTTTCCATTTTTCGGGAGGTGTCCGTTTTTGACGGGCTCGCCTTGCGATTTTTCAAACCGCCGAAATAGCCGTTACTTTCACGGCTGCCACAAGGCTCAAGCTATGAGTAGCTTAAGGTGTCTCGATTTTTATGGTATTACGAAAGAGCAGTGTCCGCCTTCGCGGGTGCTTGGATTAAGCAGCAGTATTTGAATTTAACGCCGGATCCGCAGGGGCAGGGGTTGTTCCTGCCCACTTTGCGGATCGTTTGGCTTCGCTTAATGGACAGTTTTGGTTTGCGTGTGTCTGTTCGGGTGAACAGCTTTCGCATCCGGTTCTGTCGATCAAGATTGATTGAGGGTTCGTGCATTGTTTACTTTTTTTGCGGCCACAGCGCCTGCATAGTCTTGGGGCTTTCGGCTCTTAGTCGGGCTTCCGGGGTGGGCTTAGGTGGCTGTCCGCCGCCGCCACCTTGGTCTGTTCCGCCTTCACCAGCCAGGGCTGCGATCTTGTCCAGGTGGACGCGGGCCAGGATGGGGTTGCGGGCGATCACGTCTGCGATCTCATTGCCCGCTTGCTCGTATTCCTCGGCGGTCAATCCGGCATGGTTCTTGTAAAACCGCTTGACCAGTTCGGAGCGTTCCTTGACCTTTTCCTTGCTGCCGAAGTGCTTCACAAGGGCTTCATTGGTTTTTGTGGCGGCCTCGGTGATTTGTGCCTGCATTTTCCGCATGGCCTCGGCCTGGGCTTTGTTGTAGAATTCCACCAGTTTCTTTGTGCCGTCCTTGGTGATCCCGTTGGCTTTGGCAAATTCCTTAAACGACCCCAGAAACGCCTCGTCAATGGAAGCGCCTTCAGGTAGTCCGGTCTTAAAGTCGATGTCGTCCAGTTCCTTAACGTCCGAGATTCCAACCAGCCCCAGAACCTTGCGGGCGCTGGCGGTGAATTCCTGTCGGGTCTTGTCATCCGGCAGCTTGTCCAGCGATTCAGGCAGCTTAAAGGGTTTTCCGGTCATCTTCATGGCATTAAATCCACCGAGCAGGGCTGCGTTTTGGTCCGGATACTTGCTCATAGCTGATTGAAATTCCGTCTGTGCTTCCGGGGTCGAAAGCGATTCGTGCTTAAATCCAGTACTCCAATGTTCGCCTGTATTCGTGTTTGCGTCTGCCATAATGTTTACCTTGTGTCCTTTCTGTGGGTGTTCTGTTATTCGATTTCAAACGTTGCCGATACAACCCGCCGGGTGGCGCAGTCGTATTCTACGATCTTGGTGATGGTTTTCATCTCCGGGCTGTTGTACTTAACGTTCATCTTCCGGTGAAACGAGGCCAGCGTATCCTGCTCGGCTCGGATGTCGTCTTTGACCATTTCGACCTTGGCGGGCGCATGGGTCACGGGCTTGGGCGGGGCGGGCGGCTGAATGTCCGGCTTGACCAGAGCGTCCGGGTCGGTTTGCGGGCTGACCTGATCGCAGAGGGCTTTGAGGTTTTCGGCGCTGCCTGCGGCCAGAATTTGTTCGTCGGTAATGCCCAGCTTGCGGGCGCGGTCGTACAGGTCGATCGGGATGTCTGTGCCGTTGCAAGGATGCGGCTGAATGGCTGGAGGTCTTTGTTTAATTTCTTCGTTGCTATTCTTGGCGGGCGACTGGTTTTTCTTCGACTGGTTTTTCTTCGACATTTTACTGGAGTCCTTTCTTGGCGTAGTCCATGATCAGGTCGGCCATGGCCTTAAACAGCCCGATCACATTTTCTTTGTCGCTGCCGACGACGTGCGACAGCTCATTGGCGGTGAAGTTATGAATGGCGACGCTGTCCTGGTTCTCGATTTTGCCGAAAACCAGCGACAGACGGTTTGCGACAAATTCACGGCCGGCGTTGATGTAGGCCTTGGCTAAGATTTGGCGTTCCGCTTCGGTCATTGCTGCTGGCCTCCCATGACCCCGGCCATATCAGCCGCCGCCGATGCTGCGGGCTTGCTGGCCTTGGCCATCTCGACGGCGTTGTCAAACTGCTGTTGGCGAGCCATCGCCTGCTGTTCGCCCTGCCACATCGCCTGTACGTCTTCCTCGGTGTTGACGCAGTCCGCCGGGAAGCCGACCGCCTGGAGCATCTTGTCGGCGGTCTTGTAGCCCTTGATGACATACTTGGTTTCCGGGGACAGTTGGGTCAGGCCGGAGGCGATCAGCATTGAGGCGCCCGTCCGCACCGGCTCAAGTTCCTGGTTGCGTTTTTGGGCTTGTGCCAGCCCACCCACAAACTGCGGCATGATGTCCACTCGAGTGTTCTGCGGGCTTTTCAGGTTGGCATAAACGTGCTTGCCCATCTCCGACAGCGTGAAGGGGTCAAAGGGGTATTCCCCGCGACGTTTGGCGATGTCGAGGTGTCGGGCGTCGGCGGTCTTGAGGTATCGGCTGTGGCTTTCAATGGCCGGGCTTAGCTGTGTGGCGTTCTCGGCGACCATCTGCCAAATTTGCAGGGTGGAGACGGGAGCGCCGTTCTCGCGGGCTAATTGACTAAACCGCTGCCACAGGTCGGCTAAGAACCATCGCCGTATCTTGTCTTCGCTTAGCCGGATCATTTCAGCATCCAGTCGGATGTCACCGATCATGTCCAGGGCTTTGGGCGGCATTCCATATTCGCCGGCGTCGTCGGCCAAGGTGATGCCTTCGCTTGAAAAATCAAATCGACCGGCCATTTGGCTGAGGGCAATTCGCGGGGGCCGGTTCTTGAGTTGCCGATTTTCGGCGATAGCTTTGCTTTCGTCCTGAAGTCCGAGGTTGTCCCATACCGCGTACCATGCGGGGGTGCGGGATGCGCATTCCCAGGGTTTCTTATCGTAATCCCACACCACAAAGGGCTGTGCAAAGTATCCCATGTTCAGGTTCAGGGGGGTCTCTTTCTGTTCCTTCTCCGCCAGGTCGCAGAAGTAAACCGACAGCCATGGCCACTGGGTGGGCTTGTTCTTCATCCCGTCCCAGATGGAGTTGTTGGATTTGAAAACCGCCCGGTAAACGACAAACTCATCGTTAAGCCGCCCAGCTTCGAGGGCTTGCACCACAATGCCCGGCAGCAGGGATTTGCGGCGGCTGCCACTGGCATCGTCTTTGCCGATGAAGGTGTCAAACAGTTGCTTGGCCGTCCAGTTTGGGTCGCGGTGGATCACCCCGTCCGGTTCGTTGGCTTTGTCATAGGTCACCCGGACATTCTTGTAATGCGTCGGCGTCCAGATAACCCGGCGGTTCAGGATGTCCTCATCGCCAAACAAAACGGGCGAGCCGATGGTCAGTCCATCCAAGGTAAACTGCGGCTGGACATCGTAGAAATTGCTCCGCTGGTAGTCGTCCAGCATGTACTGCTTGATTTCCTGGCACCAGGTGTCCAGCGGGTCGATGCCCTGAAGTTCGTAGCGGTCGAGCAGGTATTGAATCCAGGGGATGTTCTTGCTGACCAGCGACCCTTGGAAGCCGCGTGCCATCATCTGCGAGTACCACATGCCGGAGGCGTTGTAAATCTCCTGACCGACAAGCTGGCCGGCGGCATCGACTTCGAGGATTTCATCGCACCGGAAGTAATTAACGATTACATCCCGGTTGCGGTTGACCTTGCTGTAGCGGGAGTCCATCTCCGTCCAGCGGTCCTTGATCTTGTCCAGCAGTGATTTATCTTGCCATGTGTTCATAGTCCAATAAGTCCTTGCTGGCCGAGGACGGGTTCGTCCATCCAGTTCTTGGTTAAAAATGAGGCCGCCATGCGTTTCTGCCGGCTCAGGCCCTCTGCGGTGCTATCGACTTTCCCTGCGACCTTCGACGTGTTCTGTGCCTCAACGGTCGGCATTGATCCGCCGCCACCGAAGATGTCGTCTGTTGTGTCCATTTGGCCTGCCTTTCGTTTATCAAGTGCTTTGTGTCTTGTTTTATTACACCGCTATTCTATCGTGAATCTCACATAACCGACGGCGAATCCTGCAAATCCTCAGCATCGTTTCGTGTATGGCTTGAGCCAACGGGGTACAAATGGGGCTTTGCGACAGCACTTTTTCGGTTTCCGTTTGGCAATCTGCCGTTAGGATTGGGTTGATCCTTTCTGCCAGCGTGTCCACTAATTTCCCAATAACCTGCACGTCCTCATTGAGTGAGGCCAGCATGTTATCGAAGGTTATTTTTTTTTCTGCCCCGATGACCATTTTTCCTGGCGAGCACGAATTCATGCCCTCGGCTTGTGCTGATCCAAAATTTCCCATAATCGTATCCTTTCAATTTATGCGATCTTTCGACCGCGGGTTAAGATTTTATTGCTGTAGGCGCTGTGCTGCGGGTGCATCGGCTGCGTCTGCATCGTCGATCCGATCCGCTTGCCTTCTAAGCTCAGCGTGCGGTACTTCAGGGCCATGTGTCCGATCATAGCGGACAGATGGCTAGTCCAGTCGTGGACTTCTTCCTCGAAGAATACCGGCCGCTCAGCGGTGGAAAGCTGCTCATTCTTCCGCCGGCGGTGCATCATCAGGGCGGTGTAGGTCATCTTGCACTTTTCTTCGTCAAACAGGATCCTGGGTATGACGTTTTTTGTTTCCCGGATGCGGTCGTTAAAGCTGTACTTGTCAATGGCCTTAAGGTCAATGCCCAGTTCGCGGGCGTGGTCGAGGATGGTTCGACCTGTGGCCAGGGTCTTGGCGTTGCTGCCCTTGCTTTCATCGTAGTCATGGCCGATGAAGTGTCCGCCATAAACATACTTGCGTTCCTGCAAGATTTGCCGGGCGAAGTACGGAAGGCCCTGGCCGAGCTCGTCATACAGTTCGTCAATCTGGCGGATGTCATCGCCCTGGAATTGGAAGAACCCGACCGATGTGTAAATGTTGCCGCCGTCCCAGAAGGTGAAGACCTTGGCCGCGGGGTCGTAGGGGACGCGCCGAATCTGGCCGGACTCTTTGGCGGCGGTCATCTCCGGTCCGAAGTACGACCCTTCCAGCGAGGCGAAGAATGCCTCATCGGGTGTGCTGGGGTGTTCTTTGTAAATGTCCGAGGCCAGCGTTTTCTTCTTGAGGGCGTACCAGGTTCGCTGGCCGGGGGTCAGGGTGATCTTGTAGGTTTTCTCCAGCCCGTCAAAGTAAGCGTTCAGGGGGGCGTACACCTGCGGGTTGGGGTCGGTGGTGTTCTCCGGTTTTTCATACCAGGCGAAGAAGTGGAATTTAAATTCCATCTTTTCCGGCTGCCGACCGGCCAGGTGGATGGCCTCGGCCTCTTTGCACATGGCCTGAAAGTCCGTCCCAGCGCCTTCGGCGGTTGCCTCGATAAACACGATCCCGCCGGCGTGGATGGTCTCAAGGGCGCCGGACTTGATTTCGCGGGCCTTCTGAGGTGCGTGAAAGCACGTCCAGCCGTACTCGGAGATGTGCAGGTATTGCAGGGTGCCGGACCGCATGGAGGTGCCGACCTCAATGCTGGAGTTGTTCTGGAGCCGCAGTCCCTGCGTGTTTTCTTCAACGGCCTCTAATCCTGCCGGTACCAGCTCCGGCCATTCTTCCTTTAGCAGGTTGTAGGCGTAGAGGATTTTATCCCTGAAGATGCGTTTGGCGTCATCCAGGCGGTGCGCGATAATGCCCGCCCGGATGTCGTTGTTGAACAGACAGGCGTCGAGGAAAAACAGGCAGATAAATGTTGTGATTCCATGCTGGCGGCTCTTGAGGATGATGTTGAGCCACCACATGGTTGTGTAAAGCCAGTATTGAACGCGGTTGACCCTGAAGCGGGTTTTCTCGCCCTTGTCGGTCATGATCCAATACAGGTTATTCAGCCGCCAGTAGCGGTCTGCCAGTTTGGATTCGAAGTCCTTAAGCACTTTGGTTTCTGAATCTTGGCTCATAGCAGGGGAGGGTGTCCTGTAGTTTCTGGATTCGTTGCACCAAATCGCAGGCGTCTTCTGCGTCTCTGGCGTTGAGGTTGATGGTTGTTTGCGGTTTTTCCCGTTCCGGGTGTTCGACCATGCCGAGGTGATTCTTGCTGAGGTGTATCTGCATTTGAGTGTTGTTTTGTGTGATCGCGTTGGTCCACATAGACCGGCGGAGTGAAATTTTACCGTTTTCGGCGGCTATAGCGATTTCTGTTGCAAAACGCCGCTGGATGGTGGATGCATCCACCCCAAAAAATGCGGCAATCTCCCGCATCGTGCATTGCAACATGGCCAGCTTCTTGAGTTGCTCCACGTCAATGTTCGCCAGGGGGCGCCCGATCTTTTTGGTCTTGGCTTTTGTTGGTTTCTTCTTAGGCGACATGTTTTTTCGCCTTTCCGCCGGTCAGCAGGGTGGCTTTCTTTCCGGTGTATTCTTCCCAGCGCTGGACGATCACATCGCAGTAGCCGGGGTCAAGTTCCATTGTGTAGCAGGTTCGGTTGGTCTTTTGGCTGGCGATCAGGGTGCTGCCGCTGCCGCCGAAAACGTCCAGCACGATCTGGCCGGGCTTACTGGACCATTCGAGCATTCGCTGGATCAGGGCGATGGGCTTCATGGTGGGGTGCAGTTCGCTCTTGGTTGGCCGGTCGCATCGGATGATGGTTTCCGGGGTCTGTTCTTTGATCTGTTTGACGATGGCCAGCAGGTCTTCCTTCTTGAGTTTCTCGATGTCCGTGTCGTCGTCGATCACGCTGGTCAGGCAGAAGTTACCGCAGAAGTAGTGGGCAGCTCCGGGCTTCCAGCCGTAGAGGATGGGTTCGTGTTTCCAGTTGAAATCGCTTCTTGAAAGAGTCGCGCTGTTTTTAACCCATATCAATGCTTGGGCAAAGTAAAACCCCGCATCCACAAAGGCCTTGGTGAAATTTACCCGCTCACTGTCGGCATGGGAAATATAAGCAATCCCGCCGGGCTTGTGGCCAGCCAGCAGGGATGTGTAAGCGGCGTGCAGGAATGTGTAAAATGCCACATCGCTCATGTTGTCATTGGAGATGTAATTGGTGACCTTTTGCTTGTAGTTCACGTTATACGGCGGGTCGGTCCATGCCATGTCGGCCAGTTTCCCGTCCATCAAGGTCTGGATTGCGTCCGGCTGCGTACAATCGCCACACAGCAGGCGGTGGTCGCCCAGTGCGTACACGTCGCCTGGTCGAGACTTCGGTTTTTTGGGCGGCTCTGGCGTGGCGTCCTCGTCCGTCAGGCCGTTGTCGTAGTCCTTGTCGCCGAGGATGGTTGCGATTTCGTCGGTGTTGAACCCGGTCAGGTCTAAGTCCATGCCTTGGGTCTTGAATTCCGCGAAAAGTTCAGCCAGCCCCTCAGTGTCCCATTCAGCCAGTTCGGTCAGCTTGTTGTCGGCAATCATGTACTGGTCGGCCTGGGCTTTGGTCATCTTCAGGTAAATGACCGGGACGGTGGTCAGCCCGGCTTGTTGTGCGGCCTTCCATCGGGTGTGTCCGGCGATGATCGTCTGGTTGGGCAGGGCCAGGATGGGGTTTGTCCAGCCGAAGGACTCGATGCTTTGGACCAGCTTGACAACAACGGGGTCATTCTTGCGAGGGTTTCTCGCGTTGGGCTTGAGTTTGTCCGTTGGGACATATTCGATTTTTAACTGCTGCTTCTTTGCCATTGGGTTTCCTGCCGTCCTTGCTGTTGGTTTCCCAAGGATGCAGATAATTGTGATGAATGTGGGTAATAAACACAAGAAAAATCTTGTAGGAATGGGTAAGATTTTTCTTAAGGCAAGATGTTAAAATGGGTTACATGCTAAAAAATATTTATTGTTGGGGGTATTTATGCGGTTTCTGTGACCACAATGATCGACCATGCGGAATCCGAGACGTGCTTGAAGTGAATCGCGGTAAGGTTGACTTCCCGCCGAAAGTAGGCGACGTGGTCGAAGTTTATGTAAATGTCCGGATCGGTTCCA